CAAATAAAAAATCCTATAAAACAGATCAGGTTTTAGAGTCTGATGCAATTTGGGCAGTTTTTTATCAAGATAAGCCAATAAATTTAAAAACATCAAGTTTAGTTGCTCAACAGTTAGGCCCTAAGTATAAAAAGGTAAGTTTTTCAAATAGTGGTCATGCATTTAATCTTGCAGAAAAACTTAATAAACTTTTTAACAGCACAGACTTTTCCGTATTTAAATTAACGACTGGCGAAAAAGTCGCAGATGAATCAAAAGCATGAAATAACCAAATATGTCCTTGAATCACAAGGTTTGCCTGCTGACGACAATCGAATAAGAAAAACAATACCAACTTGGTGGTTCAACCCAAGAAATAAAGAAAAAGGCGGCCTTAGATTAACCGAGCAAGGCTTTGAATGCTTAACCAAAGCAGACATTAAAAGCTATATGATTAAATTTGAAGAACCGTTGGAAGAAATTAACAACGAGTTCTTGCTTTGGTTAGATCAGAATATTAACTGTCCATTTTATTTAACAAAGAAGAAAATTTGGGTTTTTGGAGAAAATCTTGCGGTCCAATTAGTGTTGTTTTCTGGCAACTTAGCCAAATATCATCGAGCCCGTAAAAGATTTGCTGAAAAACAGAAAATCTCTTGACATCGCCCGTAATTCTTGCTATAATTAAAACACTGTAAAACACAGTCCTTCCAAACTTTTAAGAGAAAGCAAATTATGTCTAAAGAGATGTCAGCGCATCGTACCCTTGGTCCTAACGAAGCTAAAACGGCAATTCGCAAGTGTATGAAGAAACAACGACCCGTTTTTATGTGGGGTCCTCCGGGCATTGGTAAGTCCGATATTGTTAAACAATTGGGCGAAGAACAAGGTCGCAATGTCATTGACGTTCGTTTGAGCTTGTGGGAACCTACTGATATTAAAGGTATTCCGTTTTACAATTCCGATCTCGGTACTATGAGTTGGGCTCCTCCGTTGGAATTCCCCCAAGATCCTGAAGACAATTCTATCCTGTTCCTGGACGAATTGAACTCTGCGGCTCCTGCTACTCAGGCGGCTGCTTATCAACTTATCCTTAACCGCCGTGTTGGTACCTATGTACTGCCCAAGGGCGTGACTATCGTTGCCGCAGGTAACCGCGAAAGCGATAAGGGTGTTACTTACCGTATGCCTGCTCCGTTGGCTAACCGTTTCTTGCATATTGAACTCCGCTGTGACTTCGATGACTGGCACCAATGGGCTGTCCAGAATCGGCTGCACGAACAGGTTGTCGGTTATGTTGGCTTTGCCAAACAAGATCTTTATGACTTTGATCCTAAGTCTAGCTCAAAGGCGTTTGCTACTCCTCGCTCTTGGTCGTTTGTTAGCGAACTTCTTGAAGAAGATGATGTTGCTGAGAACACGCTGACTGACCTTGTAGCAGGTGCTATCGGTGAAGGCCTTGCTGTTAAGTTTATGGCTCACCGTAAGGTTGCTAAACAGATGCCTAAGCCCGAAGACATTCTGGCAGGTAAGGTTAAGAAGTCTGACATCAAAGAAATTTCTGCAATGTACTCATTGACCATTAGCCTGTGCTACGAACTTCAAGAAGCAGACCGCAAGAAGGTTAAAGATTGGGATGCTATGGCTGATAACTTCTTTGGTTACATGATGGATAATTTTCCAACTGAACTAGTTGTTATGGGTGCCAAGGTTGCTCTTACTCAATACCAACTGCCGTTTGACGCATCAAAGTTGAATAACTTTGATAAATTCCACGACAAGTACGGAAAATACATTATCCAAGCAATGGAAGGCTAAAATTGGGCCCTTCGGGGCCCTTTTTTACTTGCATTATTTTCCAAATGGCTATATAATATTACTATAAAGGATGCACACTATGTCTAATGTAATGAAATCTGAAAAGACTAAAAAAATCATCGAGCAAAGAGAATTCTCTGCGGCTGAAAAAGCTAAAATCCTCGACAAGCTGATTACAGCAAGAGTGGGTCTTCTATTGCGGCATCCTTTCTTTGGCAATCTTGCTACTCGCCTTAAAATGGTTCCTGCTGACGACTGGTGTGCTACGCTAGCAACAGATGGTCGCAATTTTTACTTTAACCATGCCTTTGTTAACAAATTGAATCCGAAAGAAGCAGAGTTCGGTTTCGCACATGAGGTTCTTCATAATGTATTTGACCACATGGGTCGACGTGACGGGAGAGATCCTCAATTGAGCAATATTGCCGCAGACTATGCCGCCAATCAAATCCTTAAAGATGAAAGAATTGGTATTGTTCCTAACTTCATTAAAATTTTCCAGGATGACAAATATCGCGGCTGGAGTTACGAACAAATTTATCAAGACCTGTACGATAAAGCAGACAAAATTAGCCTCGACCAACTAGGAGAACTCCTCGACGACCACCTTGACGATAGCGAAGGCGAAGGTGGAGAGGGTGATGAGAACGACGGTGAAGACAATGGTAAGGGCAAGCGTCCAAAACTTACCGCCGAGGAAAAGAAACAGATCCGCGACGAAATTAAAGAAGCAATGGTAGCGGCTGCTCAAAGTGCAGGAGCAGGTAAAGTACCTGCCGGTATTCAACGCATGATCAAAGATCTCACAGAACCCAAGATGGACTGGAGACAACTGTTGCGTATGAATATTCAGAGCATCCTAAAAAACAATTTTACGTTCGCTCGTCCAAATCGTAAAAGTATGCACAGCGGCGCAGTATTGCCCGGAATGCTCAATGAAGAAACTATTGACGTATCTGTTGCAATTGACATGTCAGGATCAATTAGTGATGCAATGGCTAAAGACTTCCTGAGTGAAGTTAAAGGCATTATGGACGAGTATGTTGATTTTAAATTGGATATTTGGACATTTGATACAGAGGTTTACGGTTACAAGCAATTTTCTATTGACAATGCAGACGAAATTATGGAGTACGAGTGCCAAGGTGGCGGTGGTACAGACTTTGATGTAAACTTTGAATTTATGAAAGAGCAAGGTATTGAGCCAAAACGATTCATTATGTTTACAGATGGGTATCCTTGCGGTTCTTGGGGTGATGAGGATTACTGCGAAACATTGTTTGTTATACACGGAAACGAAACCATAGTTTCTCCTTTCGGTCAAACAGCCTATTATAAATAAGTAGGTACTTTATGTCACTAAATAGAGGGACAGTAAATGCGTTAAGTGCTCTAGGTTTTAGGAAACTAAGTTTTATCCCGGAGCACTTTGCAAGACTCTCTATAGATCATAAGTTAGATATTAAGGCAGTAGAACATTGGATTGAGTATAATCTTAATGGACGATATTCAATCCAAATAAATTACAAACTCGATAGCTCTAATAAAATTACTGAGGTGATTGAATTTGGACTAGAGGATCCTAAAGAACTAACTATGCTATCATTAGGGTGTCATCATTTACATATAAAAAAGGAATCATTTTAAAATGGAAAATCAAGAACAAGCACAAGTGGCAAGCCCAGACGTGGGCGGAGCTCCTCAGCCTGCTCCAACTCCTGAATTAACGGTTACTGATCTTATCAATATTCGAGCAATTCTCGATGTTGCAGTACGTAGAGGAGCATTTGGTGCAGCCGAGGCGTCTGCAGTGGGGGCAACTTTCGATAAGTTGAACACGTTTTTAAACGCGGTGTCACCCCAGAAAACAGAAACGCCACCTGCAGAATAAAAGGAGATACACATGAAACATGTGGGAAAAATGAAAAACAACTCAGCTAGAATTGCTGTAGCATATAGAACCATCCCCGGCGATGCAACCAGTGCCTTAGTAATTGGTACTAATGGGCTTGGCGATGCGTATCACGATGCAATGATGGCTCTTATCGAAAGTGAAACAGGGCAACAGGCCAATGAGCTTGCAGATGTCTTGGCAACACGCAGATTTCCAGACGGGTCTGTTATGCTTCAATGGCTACATGCCAACGGGCACCTAAAGAAAGTTCCTACTAATCTTGTATTAATGACTCCTAATAGTCAAAGTCAGATTCCATTAAACGAACTGAACAAGATGATTGCAGAACAAAAAGGTGTTACTATTGACGAATTAGCTGTTACAGAAGAAGGTGAAGTACCTAAAAAGAAACCTGCAACTAAAAAAGCCGAAGTTATTTCTGCAGAAGAAATTATTCTAGATGAAGTTGCTGAAGTAACAACTGAAGAAGCTCCTGTTACAGCATCCGATCTTCGTTCAATGGCCGATAAACTGTTTAAAGAAGCACAAGCTCTTCGAAAGAAGGCAGATGAAATTGAGCCTCCTAAGAAGAAAGCTACCAAAACAAAAGCAGAAGCATAATCAATGAAGCATTCTGAATATGCCTATTTAGATGCACTCAAAGATATTTTAGAAAATGGTGATCACCGTACTGATAGAACAGGGGTGGGCACCATTTCTAAATTCGGAGTGCAAATGAGATTCGACCTGCAACAAGGGTTTCCTGCAGTTACCACAAAGAAACTTGCATGGAAAGCGATGTTGTCTGAATTACTTTGGTTCATTGAAGGTAGCGGTGACGAAGGACGACTAAAAGAAATTCTGCACGGTGACAAAAAGTCCGAAAAGAAAACAATATGGACTGACAATTTAAATGCAGACTACTGGGTTAAGCACAAACGATTCCCAACCGACCTAGGTCGAGTTTACGGAGTTCAGTGGAGGCAATGGCGTGCGCCGGTGTTTGGTGCCAACAAGATGGGCATAAAACACGTTGACCAACTACAAGATCTTATTAATGGTATTATTAAGGATCCGAATAGTCGCAGACATATCATTACAGCATGGAATCCGGGAGAGTTAAACTTAATGGCTCTGCCTCCGTGTCATATGATGGCACAATTTTATGTAAGCAATGGAAAGTTAAGTTGCCAAATGTATCAGCGTAGCGCAGACATGTTTCTTGGAGTGCCTTTTAACATCGCAAGTTATGCATTATTCACTCATATGATTGCACAGGTCTGTGATTTAGAAGTAGGTGAGTTAGTTATTGTATTAGGCGATGCACATATCTACAGTAATCACGTTGATCAGGTTAAAGAGCAACTATCTAGAGAACCGCTACCATTGCCAACATTGATGATAACATCAGATATCAAAGATATTACTAAGTTTACAATGGATGATTTAGAGTTGGATGGATATACCTGCCACGATGCTATTACAGCACCAATGGCAGTTTAAACTTTAACCTCAATAATTCCAAAAGGCCCTTCGAAGTTTTCAAGGGCCTTTCCTATGACTGCATTCGGACTATCGTGATCTTGTTTCTTAGTTGCGTATCCATGTTTGTAACCACTAGAAACAAGTAGATCACCCTTTTTAACAGGACCACAAATCTTGCAAGGAACACGACCTTTTAAGGCAATATAGGGGTGAGTTTCGTCGGTTCCGGCGTCGGAATTCATCATATATGCCGGGTTTTTAGACACTATACCTGCAACTGCTGTCGTAGCACCATAACAGGCAATAGTAACCTCTTTTTCTCCGCCGATCATTAAAACGGTTCCAGGCTCGTAGACTGCATCTGCTTCATAACGTTCTGCAATATCAGCATAAAGTGCAGCCGATGCAGTAGCTAACAGTACCTGTGTGCCAGCATTGTATCTAATTCCGCTGTTATAAAAAGCATCAAATGTGCTAGTGTTTACAAAAGGAACATTGAAAATACCAGTTCCTGTTGATGTTGCTGAAATTCCAGTCGATGCATCTGCGGTAGTAGCCGAGTCAGAGTGTAGAGCGTGTGCCGCTGTTCCCCAAAAGTATATTCCGGCAGCATCTGACGATCCAGTATCGGCATCTGCACCAGGTAATGTAATACCTTTGCTAATATAGTTAAAGGTTTCTGTCCTAACTGGGTATGTTGGCGAATCGCCTGTAACATCTCCGGGATCGGCAATATCATATGACTCAGCCGAAACAATAGCCACAACCTCATTATCTGTTCCTAGAATTGCCTTGATATTATAAACAGGTAAGAATGATCTCGAATCATATTCAAAATCTCCGCGCCATTGTGCTTTAATCTGTGAACCTTCTGGTGGACCTATTAATGTATATTCAGTACCTGCCCAAACACGCAACTGATTGTTAATTGTATCGTACCAAAAGTCACCCACAACCGGTCCTACGGAAGTAGACGGATCAGCTGTTGCAATTTCAATATTTGTTAAAGATTTCCAAGTTGTTCCAGACCAGACTTTTAAAGTCTTATTTGCAGAATCATACCAAAGTTGGCCTTCAATCTTTTTTGAAGGAGCAGTCGTATTTGAAAAATTTTCTAATAACTTTAAAAAATTTTCATTCTGAACTTCACCGTACCCGGCAAAATTCCTACCTACGAAAGTTAGGTCAGTTGTTTGATCAACTGTTGCATCTTGTACCGTAGCAACAATTGTTCCGTTAGTCTTATTAATAACGTATGCCATGCTTATTGTCCCTCAATCACAATGTTAGTAGCTGTACTGTAATCCCACAACCATGTTGCACTATTAATAGAAGTCGTTGTTGCTGAAGACCAATAGTATGTATAATGAAGATATGGCTCCCAATACAAAGAGTCAGGATGAATAGTAGAAGTTGTTAATTCAAACCTACGAACAGAAGTTTCCGTATTATATGCACAAATAACCGAAACTCTAGACCCTGCCCAGTATGTAGATGTATTAAATGCCTTAGCAAGATCTCTAGAAATTGCTAAATTTGCGGCATTGTACACAGCCAAATTAGAATTACTTAATCCGAAACTACTGGTAGTTGTTGTAGCAGTATATGAACCAAATGGCGTTATGTTGTAATACGTAGAAAGATCTATATTTGGGTGGTATCTAACATCCCATCCATCAATTGTTATACTGTTTTTTACTCTTAAATTTTTCTTAACATCTAGATCTCTAAATAAAGTAACGCCTTCTACTATAGAAGCCTCAGTACCTGCTAGCGATGTTCCTGATAGATAAACTGTAGATGAACTTGTTTCCATTACAAATGAGGAGGTTGTAATCAGTCCTACATAGGTTCCGTAAGAATGAATTACACTAACTTTCTGTTGTACATGAGAATTAGCATCTACAATAGGGAGCGGGGGAGGAAGAATTCCTATTTTTCCTAATAACCCAGAAGTTGCAGGTCCTACTAAATTATAACTATCACCGTCCCATACTTTTAATTGGCTGTTAACAGTATCATACCAGAAATCTCCTGTACTAGTAGTAACAGGAGCAACACCACTTACATGAGAACCATAAGTTGGTTGAAATGTAACACCATCATATACTTTTAATCTCTTTGATGTTTTATCAAACCACAATTGACCTGTTTGGGGGCTGTTTGGAAGAGATGTATTTTCAGAAGCAAAGCTAGTTAACAACCTAACAAGGTTATTATTATAATATTCTCCGTAATTGTTTACGTTTTTACCTATTAAATCTAGGCTAGTTGAATAACTATCAACCTCGCCCGCTGCAATAGTTGATAAAACGGTTCCGTCAGTAAGGTATATTGTGTAGGCCATTTTATGTCTTTATGTGATAATACAGCGGGTGCCCGTTTGTTCCGGACACTGTGGCTGTTGTTAAATTAGGTACCCTAAAGAAACCAGGTGTGTATGTAGTTCCAGTAGTATACTTGTCTCCAATTATACTATAAAGGCTGGTATAATTTGATGCAGTATGCTGAGATCCGTCACAATACAGCCAGCCAGTAAACGGGCCAGGAGACACATAACTGATTATCATGCCAGTTGAAATTAGACTTGGATAAACATCTGCCAAGAAATCACTCTTAGAAATACTCTGAAGTTCTGTATCAGATGTAGCAGTATTCAATATCAACAATGTTTGAGTTGCCGTTGTTGTAGATGTTGTGCCGCCCGTAGGACTAGCAATCATGTCTCTTGTTGCAACGGTTGATAATACTACACTTGCAGTTCCTGCAAATGTTACAGCACTAGAAGTAGTATGCCCAGAAACTCTAAATGCTCTGGCAGTTTCTAATCGTGTTGCTATTTCAGACCGACCTGCAAAGTATGTTGATGTTGTTCCAATAGAATCTGTATATATTCTTTCGAAAGGATTAGATGCTGATCCTAATGTGGAATGAGCTCCTACCGTTGGCAGTATATCTGTTACTGTAATTGTATTTGTTAATGTTGTTATTCCAGTAACATTTAAATTTCCGCTAACATTCAGCGTACCTGCAACGTCTGCTGAACCCGTTAATGTTAATCCTGTAGAAGTTGCGGCGCTTGATATAATTGTGACATTATTTTTAAAAGTCGCCGAACCATTAACTGCTAGAGCCAAGCCACTAGTAACTGTACTTGTATTAATACCAACAGTACCATATGTACCGTTAAATTTAATATATGAGTTGTCCCCAACACCTACTTTTAAAGATCCACTAGAATTACCGTAACTTATAACTCCATTAGTTCCGGTCGTATTAATTTGAAGTTCATATCCGCCGGATCTTTTAACGATCAAACCGGCTGCTGATTCGATAATAAATGTTCCTACATGTGTTTGACGGCGAGTAGCAGGAGCTTTTTCTAAAACATTACTGGCCGCAATTGTAACTCCAGTAGATACTTCCAAAGATTTTGCTCTATCTGCAACTCCGTTAAACTTTGCAGACACTCTATTGGTAAGATTTAATCCTGCACTTAACGATGGGAATCCATCTATAACTGTTCTAGGAGTAAAACTATCATAAGCTATAATTTCTACAATCCTGCCATTTACCCAATTTTGAATAATAGGATAAGAATCTCCGGTATTACTTACGATAGTAACGCTTTCACTTCCTGTCTTAGCATCGCCAGTTGATACTGATGGGCCAACTAGCGTCCATTCATCTCCATATCTAATTTTTAATTGGGTATTGCCGGTGTCGACCCATACATCTCCATCAATTAAATTTTGTTGATATTGTGTACTTGGGTCAGTTGCCTGCTGATAGATACCATTTGCACTAGGCCAACGAGCACTAGTTGCGGCTCCATTGTTAACTCTTAGGACTTTTCTGCTTGGGTTGCTGGTATCATACCATAACTGTCCTTCGATTGGATTCTCTGGAGGATTAGGACTTGCAAAGTTTTCTAATAATTTTAAAAAATCCTGAGCAATAGACTGTCCATAATTAACATATCCGGGGCCAACAAGATCTAAGCTGGTATCATAATTATTTCTTGTTCCTGATGGAACAGAGATTGTAGTAGAAGCTTTTGCAGGATCAGTAAACCTTAATGTGTATGATGTTGACATAATTAATTCCCAATGTTGCTCAAGCTCTGAATACGAATTGTATAATCAATCTGAATTAATCTGTTAAGGCTTTTTTGTACAGGGTGAAAAATAACATGAGTTAGAAGTAAGCCTGTATTAGGACCATCGGGGCTAAAGGCTTTTAAACCTAACTCATCAAATACATATGACCCGTCAGAATTAGTCGCATTATCAAATGCGGCTTGATCACTAGGCTCTCCGAAATCTAATAAACAGCTTACTAATACATCTGTATAATAAACGCCTGCAACATGTCGTGTTTCCATAAAATTTCTTGCAGGATCTAGACTATAGGACTGTCTTGCATCTACAGTTTTATAATACGTTTGATCGTATAAAGATGCGCCGCTACCAGATGTATTAGGAGTCAAATATGTAATAATCCCTGTAGGGTCGATGCGGGTACCTCCTCTGCCAAATACCATTTCGGAGATTGTTCCTTCTCCCCTATTAGAGATACTTTGTGCAAGAGCGATACTAAAATTTTCATAATGAATTGCATTTCTTTTATCTACATACACTTCTTTGGTAACAGGGTCAAATATTTTAATGTGTCCTTGTATTCCTACCCCGGCGGATTCGTTTGCAGGGGGAGAAACTGGTGTTTTCGTAGGTAAATTGCTCATGTTCTGTTCTTCCATAATGATATTTATTCCGTGTAATTTATTAGCAGTTTATCTTCCATATCTAAAAATCTTAGTACGGGGCCATGCTTGCCCGCTTTCAGGGCGATTTCCAAAGTTTGTTTTAGGACCAACTTGCCCTGTACTAGGACGTTCTTTGTTGAAATAGAGGTACCTATTTTCGGAACCTTGCAAATCGAAATAATCTGTTGAGCCGCCCGTTCCTGATGTAATCTGCCCTGCTTTTGCGAAATTATGAAGATACTTTACCACTTGATCTTGCTTCATCGTGGGCCAAGTTTCCGCCAAACACGCAACTACTCCTGCAACTTGTGGAGAGGCCATTGATGTTCCTGAATACTTTGTTATGTGGTATGATGTATTCCTGGTATCATTTGAATAAATTCCAATTGAAGAATTGATAGAACTCATGATATATCTACCAGGTGCATATAAGTCTACTCGAGGACCGCAATTACTAAAATCAGCTTTAGAGTCATTTATATATGATCCGATTGCCCCAACACATATTACACCGTCTGCCGCGGTAATACCTCCTCGAAGATAATAATAACTATAAAATCCTGTAGAAATGTAGTTGTTATAATCATCAGAAATATCAGCAGAATAATTATTAATCTTTGTATAGCTATTTCCGGCGGCACCGACAACAATAACCCCCGCTGCAATTAAGTCAATAAAATCTTGCTCAATTGAAGTAACCCTTGCAGGAATGTACGCATATGATCCACTAACAACAACTCCATAATTTTGTAATTGAAGAGATGTAAACGGTCCGCTTACTGTAGATCCTCTGTACCTAACTGAAGAAATAGATGATATAGCAATCTTGTAGGACACCCCATAGCTATGATTAGTTATAGTAGGGTTTTTTATACCGGTTAACGGGTTAATTGGTTTAGATTGATGCCATGTTTTTATATAATCAATAAAATAACCTGTAGAACTAGGAGAACTTGCATAAGGACTTATATTATAGATAGTTGCATCCGAAGCCCATCCGAGAGAATTTCCTGCAAGCGTTCCTGCAACGTGACACCCGTGGTCATTATCTAGCGTCCTATCAGAATACCCATCGCCATTGTTATCTGGATAGGTCGGATCAACATAGGGTGTATAGACGTATGTTCCTGCCGGATCTCCCGATACTTCGGGATCTAATTCAAACCAATTATATTGATTTACCCTGCTTCCCCCAGTTCCATCTGCATTAACTGCGAACTCAGGATGATTAGGATTCATGTGTCCGTCGACTACTACAACATCAACATTCTTTCCAGTAGGATTAACTGTTACCTCTCCAGATGCTGCTGATATTCCATTAGATCCCCAGCTAGGTCTTTGTGTGCCTTCGGTACATCTTAGCAATCCCCAATTCTTATGCAGAGAAGAAACAAAACTTGATTTGTCCCAGTACGTACTTGTTCGTGTCCAGACCGGATGAAACTCTATCCCTTGTTCTTCCATAGAAAGCTCAACCGCTAATACTCGAGGGTCGTGCCTTATCATATCTGCTTCTTCTTCAGTAAGCCTATAATGTGTGCTTCTACTAACTGGTCTACGAACTTCTACTGGAACTTCCCTATCAGGAATATATAAATTTCCACCAGGTGTTTCCATGTCTTCATAAAATGAATCCAGTTCTTTGTGATTATGTAAAGTTATAACATACTCTCGCATTTTATGTTTCCAGTTGTAATAATGTTAAAGATACATTTATCACTCTCTGTGTTGAATCTTTATTAGTAACAGATAGATAGACTGTAGATGATGTAGTTTCATCATTATTAAATCCAAGGACCCCGGGAGTAATTAGTTGAGTAAGAGCACCCGAAGTAGTAATAACTTCTGCAATAACTCCTGCTCCAGGCAATGGATCATATCCCTCAGCTCTACTTGCATCATTTGTTCTACTTGTAGCATCTGAATAAATTCTTACCCATGCTGGATAATTTGTAGAAACTTTAGATAATAGATAAGATTTAAACCCACTAACCTGACAATTTTCAGTCTGATCAACATTTAATGCCAATGCAGTAGTGCCCACTACTGTAGTTCTAGAAGACAGGCCAATTCCTGATCCTACGGCAAATGGCTTCCATTTAGAAGATGCACTATCCCAGACAAGGGCTTGACCATTAGACGGCGGAGTCGTTGAGGTGTCTACATCTATAAAAGAATCAATACTTGTAGCTGTATAAGGATCCGGAGCACCTATTAGTGATGAATAATGTCCAGTTGTTGAAACAGCCGCCAAGCTCGTCCATGTAGAAATATACTCAGTAGTTCCGTATTTGGTTATAACTTGTCCAGGTGTTCCTCCCTCCGGAATACCAACACCGTCAATCCCGTTAACTCCATTTGTTCCTGTATCTCCTTTTGGCCCTCTAAAACCAGAAGATATTAAATCTGTCGCTAATTGAGTCTTGAAAGTTGCATAGGTAAACCTTTTTGTAAGACTATTATCAACAACAACAAATGTAGTGTTATTTGTTGCGCTAGAAATTGTAGGTAATAACGTAATATTTGGCATTTTAATATCCTTCTAAAGGTTCTCCATTTTCATCTGTTAGGGCTTCTGTATTTTCTATCAAGACTTTGTCTCCTCCGTAGAAACTAATGTCAGGTAATGCAGCTGGTCTAAATCTTAAGAACTCGGCTTGCGCTCCTACACTACTTAACAATGATGTCGACGATGTATCTGCCCAGAGAGCACCCTTTTTCATTACAACGGTAATTTGTGTTCCTGTTGTAATAGTTTCATCAATATTTAACTGTAATTCTTGTGTTGAAGTAGTGATAGTAAACTCAGGCGGCAATGTTGTTCTACTTTCAACTGTGTCATAATAGTTTAATGACTTGTCGTGAACAACTAACGAATTCTTTCTTAATCTTCTTCCACCAAAGTAAACTTCAACCTGATCTACTGCCGATGCTCCTGCAATCAATGTAATTCCATCTCCAACTGACGTTGTTGTGTTAACAGAGAACACTGTTCCTGTATTTGATGCTGTGCTAATAGCATAAGTTGTTACATTTTCTTGAGTAGGAATATGCTGAACGTAACTACGATTTTCTGTAGTAATATTCTGTCTTGCACTCTGATCTAATACCTGTGTTCCAACATCAGAGAATAAAGCAGGGCTAGTTCCTAGCGTACCTCTTCTAAGGTCAGATAATACATTTCCATTTTTTGTTCTGTATTCAATACGCTCACCGTCAATATAAACAACACCAGGAAGGTTCAGCGCCGGATTAGGCACAAATAAATGGGCACCATCTTCTACAGTAATTTCATTATCTGTTACAGTTAATGGCAATTTTAGCCTTGTTCCAAAGTATGAAGAAATGCGTCTAAAATGCTGTCTATCGAAAATATCTTTAAAGACTCTAAATCCAATAATTTCATCACCTGTACTTAACGGATTAACAACTGTTACAACAATCTGATCAAATTCTCCTACTTCAATAAACTCAGACAATTCAATCGTTTTCTGATCTTCTAGTACTTTGAAATCGTATCCAGAGATAAGAGGTTTGTTGTTTACAGTTACCCATACATAATTGTCATTGATAACAGGGAATGTTAATTCGTATAATCTGCTATAATCACCTACAAATCTTTCTGTCCTCAACATCATATTATCATGATCAGTAAATGATGTTATCTGAATTGTAGCTGAAGTAACAGGTGTCGTAAAGAGTAATTTATTTCCTTCGACTCTATAGTCATAATCAATTAATGGAGTAATTGCAATAGCATCTCCTGTGGCGAGGTACGGAAGTGTTAATGTAACTGTCTCTGCCATAGCGTTAACTACGAAATCGTAACCGGGGCGTAATTCTACACCATTTCTATATACCTTAACATTATCTAAATTATATACTCCTGGTCTAGAATTCTTACTATCTATAGCAAATGTAATCTGACCTGCTTGAACCTTATGGTAACTTGCCCACGGAGGTAGCATTCTATATCTATTTCCATTTGTTAATATTTTTTCAACTAATACTTCTTCACTAACTGGCTCAATGGTAGACGGGGTAGAATATAGATTAATCTGTGATGTGGCTGTAGTTATTGTACGAGATTCGACATTAACTCTATTAAACTTAGGAAAACGTTTATCAAAGAACCATGCTTCTACAAAATAATTGTTTGGTGGAAGATTATATAATCTTGCACATACTCTATTATTGTTAGATGCAGTTGGTTCGATTTTATATCCCCATGCTTCGGTGTCTTCCACATTTCCCTCAATTAATGGAAGCTCTCTTCCATCTAGAAGAACATAGGCACTCATAACTTCGTCAACTTGCATAAGACCCGATACTGCTATAGTGTCACCTTCCTCACTAAGAGTAGAAGAGACGTAGTTACTATCTACAGTAACATCCGATCCAACAGTGATAGTTGTATACCCAATCCTGCCTGTAAACGACTGAGCAGGGACTGTAATCTCATCATTATATAGAACATACTGATTTGACGTTGTAAATTGGCCTACTGATGTTACTCTGTCAAACTTTTGACCGTTACCATAAACCATTATGCCAGCCGGTGTACCCTTTAGTGCGGCGGCACGGGCTGTTGTTTGTTCACCCCGTTGAACACCAAATGCACCAGTTTGTACAATAGGGCTCGACGAATTGCCCACCGTAAACACACTAATTCCCAATGAATCTCTTGCATAGCCAGGCACACATTCTTCAGGTGCATAACTATCTTGAGGATTTAAGAAGTTGTTTCCAACGACATCATAATCCGTTGTCCTATAACCTAAAGATTCCCCACCATCTAAAATTGTATCTAAAATATTGTAATTAGAATTAGAAGCGTAGAATTCTAATTCTGTATTTCCATATGTATCAACAATAACAGTACCTGCAGAAACTAATTCAGACGAAGTAGTTGGGGAAACGGATCGAAGTTCTACAACCGCTTTAGAATCTGTAGAACTAATAATACTATACCAAACGGTATTTGTAGAAGTAGATGCAATTTCTGTAGAATCTAATCTCACTCGAACCGCAGAAACATCATCATATGGCGATAATGTCTTAATTGATGCAACATAAGAAGTCGAAATAGCCTGTGTTACAGAATCTAACAATTTAGCAGAACTGCTAATGCTCTGTATTACTGGAACGACACTTATATTTGCCCAAGGTTGATATGTAGTTGTTGTACTACTTAAATCAATACCTGTTCTAAATTGTAATGTTCTATCAGTACAGGTAACAACTATCCTTGTTTGATTATACCCAGAATCGAGATATGCTAAAAGGTTTCCTTGAGATACAACACCTGCACCCGTTAAGTATATTGTTGGGTTCGATGTATATCCCATGCCAGGATCATCAATTCGAATTGTTGTGACATTATCTGTTAATACCCAGTTTGACCCGTCAAATATCCATTCCTCCCGTATTGCTGTTCCCGTAGCCTGTCTTGCACCCGGGAATGCATAATTAGGAGGTCCAATGTAGACTCCGATAGTTCCAGATGCAACTGGTCGAGTTCTAACAGAGACTCCGCCAACACCATACCCGTACAAACTATCTACTCCGGAGATTTTAACAAGGTCGCCTGCTTTAATAAAGTTTCTAAAGGTGCCGCCGCTATTTCTTATAGTAACCATAGAACCCGAAGAGGTCGATGTTGAATATGCAGAAGTTATCTGCATAGATCCAGATAACTCAGATGTATCAATTACACCCAGATACACTTTATTATTATTTTCATCAACATCAGTTACAACTGCGGTATCTTTAAAGTGGGTAGATGTTGACCCAGCAACAGACACTGTTTGTCCTATTTCAATACCATCAACTGAATCTAAAGTCAATACATTTGAACTTATGCCCACAGATCTAATTAAATTTGCTGTCGCATAACTTGAAAGATAATCGCCCCATGGTGCAGAATCATAACCTGTTCCGGTGCTGTCCCACTTAGGAGTCTGATTAAACAATAATCCAGTAACTTGTGTTTCTGAATATTCTGTTCCTTTCATCAGCAACGACAATTCATTACCGGGCATGTCGTCTGTTGGATTGTAAAGATTTTCGATCCTATCAACAGCATTGTACAGGTCAAAACTCTTTTTATAGGTAATTTTAAATACCTGCCCTTGAGACGGAACTTGATTTAGGAAAACAAACTTAGCATAATATCTTGTGTAACCTGCCTGTGTTTGTTTATTTTCAGTATTGATAAAATATCTATAACGATGATCTATCACCCTCTCACCGTCCCAAGAAGATTTTGGAAATGCACCCGCAACATCGAATTGATCAGGTGACACTTTTACCTGATAGTATTCAATAGTATAATCAGTGGAGAATATTAATTTTCCATCCAACAATGGAACAATCGTAGATTTGTCAGGATTGGCTAACCAAGTTAGAGTAAATTTATCCGAACTGCCATCGCATACCCATTCGTCGTATGCATCAACATCGACTAGGTCTCCCTCAACTGAAGTTCTATCAAATTTTAGTCCAATAATATTCTTTCGTATATTATCATTAGCGAGGATGACAGAAACTGTAGCAACTTCGGTAACACCGGGACCTCCACCGTCAATAGTAACAATCGGAGGTGCAACATATCCGGAACCCGAATTTGTAACTACAACTTTATAAAGTTCACCATTCCTAATATATGCTTTAGCTTCTGCGCCTGATCCGGAATCGCCGGGTGCCGCAGTTATAATTACTGTAGGAACTTGTGTATATCCTGCACCCGAATGTCCAACTTCAATAGAACTAACATAAAACTTATAATTGTCGTTCCACGATTTCCAAGGATAAGAATCTAACAAAGGATTTCCTATCTCGACTACTTCAAATGCACCAGTAGACGAATTATAATAGGAAGGCAAATCAAAGTCAGTTAAATGTACATTTGCATTATCTGTACTATTGTAAACAGAACTATAACTTCTTATTTTTGTTCGATATGGCTTAATTTCTTCGATATAATTTTCAAAGTATCTTTCGTTGTTTAATTTATATACAGGTTGCTGGTCTAATGTTCCTACATCATTTACAACATTAATAAATGATGTTTTAAATGCCCAATCAATGAGTTTCTGTTCTGTTAGCGCAAACTTAACCGCGGTAAAGAAAAATAAATTCCAGTTAACTTTTAATGAGTTAATAAAAATATTATTTTTAAGAGCCATTAGAATATAATATAATTCCATATCAGGAATTTGATCATATAACGTTTCTTCTAATGAGGCTGCATCGTAGGAATACTTTCCAGAATCATAGTCCCATAATGTGTCTAGTAAACGAATTGTTCCGTTTTCTCTATAAACAATATTATAGTAAGGAATAAAATTGCCTAGATCATTTACACGCTCTAAAACAGCATAACTTCCATCGCCAATATTTTTAACTTTAACGTATTCGCCTGCTACAATATCAATAACAGAGTCAATGTCATATAAATTATCAATTGTGTATGATATCGACTTATACGTATTAAATTCAGAAGCAACCCAATTTATTGTTGTCCAGTATAAAGGTGTATTATATTTTTGAGTCTGTGTTCTAACCCAGGTTCTGTTTTCATAATTGAAACTGTGTTTAGTCCATCTGTTACCATAGTCACTATTGACCTGAACAATAACTGTATGTGGGCGGACTTCTGCCGTTAACAGGCCGTCTGCGAATCCAAATCCAGGGTTTACAATCGAAGCTCCAATAATACGTCCTTGACTATCAATTTCAGTTACAATTTCTGCCGGTGTTTCACTGCTAGAACTGATATTAATTTTAGGTGCGATGGTATATCCAAACCCAGGATCGGTAATAATAACGCTCTTTAATTTACCATTATCAGCATAACACTCTACTTGTCCACGGACATAATTCAATGTGAAGACTTCATCTAGTGTATCTAGATCTTCCACTATTAAATCATATTCATAAGAAAGTTCTACAGGTATTTCTTCTTTCTTGTTAAGATTCTCGAATGAATAACTACCTACAATTCTATTTTCTGCAAGCACAGAGTTTGCAAATGATATTAGATTACGGAGAGCCTCGAGACGATTTTTAAATAAAGTTTGTTGAGGTCTAATACCAATTCCGTATCTATTTCTAGAGGTTAAATTTGTAGCAGGAACAGCGTTACCTAACGAATCTCTTCCGAGTAAACTGTCAATTAGCTTTTTCTCTAAAAGAGCATTAGGCATGCTTGTTTCGCTATTTTCGTTTAATAACAACCATTCAGTATGTTTTGGAATATTTGTTCCATTGTCAATTGCAATATTTGCAGTGATTCTGTCTGAAATTAAAGAAGGTTGCACGTTTGCAAATGCAACAGCACTAGGCGAAATAACCTCAATACATTTTAATCCATTACCAACAGGATCTGCAATATAACTTGCAACCTGATAACTGCTTAATCTTCTATTTTTAATTCCAGGTAATGTTACTTTATTTTTTACCCAGAAATAATATACGTTTTCAAATGAACCAGTAACATTATTAAAAAGCTGTTTCACAGAAACAATACTGTTATCGGGATACTTAGGTTGACCGCTGATTCCTTTTGTTAGTCCTTCTGTTGTATCTGCTAATGCAGCCCATTCACTTGGTAGGAGATCTGATTTAACCCATTCATAAACGTCAATGCTTGCGCCTGGGAATAACCGCCCCCAATTGTTTTTTCTAAAAATTTCATCGCCTTGCTCATACCACATATACTTGGCGGTGCTTAGGTCCCACCAAAGTTCACCAATGTGTTCATCAAGCCAATTTGTTTCTGTGTTGACAATAGATCCCGCAACTCCAATAGAGTATGTTGCAGGGTCAAATGCTGCCTTGTATTTTAACTCTTGTTCTGCAAGTCCTACAATCTTTCCTTTAATAGGATCAACGATATCAAGATATTCTGTTATTTCTTCTTTTAATGTGTTAATTAATACAACACGCTTTAATGGATCAACATCCACTGTATCTTCTTGCGATCTTAAAAGTTTCCAACTATTTGCATTAGCATCAATTCTATTGAATAGATATAATCTAGACAGGTCTGCATCAGTTGAATCTGTATTGCTCTGACCAGACGGCGCTCCTACAAATACACTGTCATTTGTAACTACAACAGAACTTCCATATCGACTACCAGGAAGTATGTTTACGTCATTAAGCTCATCTGCTTGAACGAATAAGTTTCCTAATTTATTATATAGGTAAACTGTACCAGAATCTAAAATAGTTTCATAGAACTTTGTAGAGTCGCTGTCGAAGGTAGTTTGGCCAACGTCAATGCTCTCGTCAAATTTTTGTTCTTTATTTCTATTTTTTCCTAATGCACCTATGCCTAAAATATTTTCATCTTTGTTAATAGATAAAGAATAACCAAACTTTAAACTATCCGTTGACAGTGGATTATCGATAATCTGTAGTAATTCATACTGACCATTATCATTTCTAGAATATACTACAACTTTACCGTATGGGTTTGAAGGAGTCTTATATTCGGGGGCAGAAACTATTAGATATTGATTAGTGTATGATACTGCTATATCATATCCAAACTTTCCATCTTGACCAAACGGAGAAGTTATAGTCTGAACCCATTGTAAATCTTCATTGAATATTTGAACAATACCGGTTGATGTCGAATATCCCGGTGCGCCAATAGCAATAACTGTACCGTCATTCGATCCTGCAATTTTATGTCCCCATTGACTGCCGGTTGCTAGAGAAACTGATGATGTCGAATTAACAACTAATCCTGCAGAGTGTACTACAATAGATGCTGTAGTTACTTCTGATGTTTCATTCAAAGAAATCTGATATGCATAAACCGCACCAGTGCCAACGCCAGGTGCTCCTACCAACATCGATGTAGATGTATTAGCAGGAACTTGATCTATATAAATCGAGTGACCAAATCTTGCTCCTGTTGCTAACAAAGAACTAGTAGCATATGGATTAACTAATACTAGGTCAACATATTGACTGCTAAAGTCCTCATTTCTGCTTGAAATCTTAACAAGTCCTTCTTTTACAAATGACTTAACTGTTCCTGTGCCTGTGCTAAGAACAACGGTACCAGATGTTAATGCAGATCTAATATACGTTGCTTCAGGTGCACCTGTAATATATAATTTCTTATGTTGGTCGTACTGTAAAGAATAACCAAATTGTGTCGAACTTGAAATACTACAATATGTTTTCTGACTTGAATTTAATAGATAGTCATATTTTCCAATCCAGGATCCGTTTATTTTATTGTAAACTTTTACACGGCCCCAATTGAATGTGCCATCAGTTCTCCATCCTGGTTCGGATACAAGACCAATATTTGTGTCATCCGATGCATAAATGGATGTACCATATCTTTGTCCGGGCGGAGTGTCAGATGTATCAACTACTAACGAATCATAATTTTTAATTTTTTCGTATACAGCCCATTTTCCGTCAATGCCGCTATCAACCCAAATTTTATCTCCTGCTGACAATTTTATTAAATCTGTAACATTTGCAACAGATGCAAGGTCAGCATATCGAGCTGATTCAAACTTGTACAGAGTACCATATGATAATAATGGCTCATTTTCTATACTTGTTAATGTTGACGAAACTGTGAATTGATTTAATTCAGGAACAGATGTAACTAGATAAACTCCGTTAACTTGGTTATTAAATCTCACCACAGATACAACATCACCTATGTTTAGACCGTGATGTGCATCGGTTACAAAGGTAATATCAATGCCCGGTGAACTAACAAATACACCAGTTACCTTTGCAAGCTGATTGATGTATCTATAAACTGTCCAATCGCCATTTTCTAGAAATCCTAACCAAATGGTGTCACCGTTCTGAATTGCAGAGTTGTTTGCAATATCTAACAAACTGTTTTTATTATATGCTGTAGAAGTAATATCATCAGGTCGAACATACCCTGCTGTTGTTAACTTTAAATTATTATCAGCCCATGTGCCTGCATAAGATCCAAACGTATTTGCAGGCACAAAGTCTAACGGAGTTAGCAACATTGTTGACGATGTTACATAATTAACTAACGGATTTGCATCACTAGGAATAGAGTCTACAAATTTAACAACATAAGGATTTTCTAGACTTGTTCCTTCAGTTAATGGAAATTCAACTTCATTATATTTTAAGAAGCTACCATAATGACCGACTCTAAATGCCCATTCTTCTTTATAAGAAACTGCACCTTTGTTAGTAAATTGTGTTGCCTTAGATAATTTATCAATAGCGTTTTTAGTTCCTTTGTCTTTGATAAATCCTTGATAAAATTTATACTGACTAATAGGATTTGTAAAAATGCTGTTTAAATATGTTCTTTGCGTATAACCCGTTAGGTGTTGTGCAAGCTGTTGCTGGCCAAAGTCGAAATTGTCAATGTCTAGGCTATAAAAATCTTCAAATTGATTAATTTTATAATCAAAGTTAGGCAACAATTGAGAAACAGGTTTGCTTGTTAATTGATCCCATTTATTGAAATCAAAGATAGTGTCTCTAGAAATTTTTTCTAGAGATTCGTAATACCTTCCATTGTACCTAACTACATCACCAGGAAGATAAATTTCATTTGCTAACCAATCTGAAATTTTAACATCATCATAAACAAACCCTGGACTGAAAAGATCGCCATTCCAATTTTTTGTTCTGAACCCGGATAGTTTGATTCTTCTCTGTTTGTATCCTGTTTCAACATCATATATAATGTCATTAAACATTGTATAGTTGTTAAACACCATAGCATGTTCTTTCTGAACTGCATTTAATACTGCAAAGAATATACCTTCATTTTGATCAGTTGTTTTAATAGAACACACGGTTCCATCTCTTGACATTGTGAACGAATCCATCGGATATGGTTTACCATCTGCTTTTAACAAGCTGTATTCGTATTTGTTATTAAGAATGTTGTCAACAACCGAATTAGGGAAACTATATTTTAAATAGTTTGCAAACGGTGAAAGAGTTATAAGATTATTGTTGGCCCAATTTTGTGTGGTCCAGAATAAAAATTCTTTTCCTGCAAATTTCCAATTCAATACCTCGTTGAGGTCTCCATTAAATTCATCGAATATAAATCCTTGACTTTCTAAAAATGCACCGTATCCAAGAATTAAATCATACACTTCTTGAACAGTGGTAAACTCAGTGCCATAGGGGATTTGTGTTACTACAGATTCGTATCTAGAAGGAAGTTGTGCGGTAGCTCCTCCTACTACAGGAAGCTCGGGCAATACTTGATAAAGTGACGAATCAAATGTCGATTCGGCATTGTGACCAACTTTAACTCTATAAAATCTATTATTATATCGAATTAATTGCCCTTGTTTGTAGTACCGAGTTGTTACAGATTCTGCAGACGTTTTATCAACAGAACTTAATCCTTTATTTCCATTATCTACAATATTCGACCAATCACTGAAATGCTCAGACATGCCTCCGACTTTAACAACGCCCGATACATTAGTCTTAATTGGTTTAAATATTTCGAAATAAGGATTAGTTGTGTCGTATCCCTTTACAACAAACTTTCCATTTGACTTCTGAACAATGACCCCTGATATTCTTGCAGACTTAATAGGATTACTCGAATTTAAAATTAATGAGTAATCTTCAGGAGGTAGTATAACCCCAGGGCTGGTTGAATCTGGGTTAATAGAGTCAATAGTGATCTGCAACTTTTCTTTGCTTGCAAACCCACCCAACTTGTGAAATAGGTTAGAATTTAAGAAGTCTAAATCTTGTCGTAATTCATCTATATAATTTAAATTTTTACTTCTACCTTTTTCAACTACATATACACCATAACCTGCAATTTGTGTGTTATCTTCTCCATCAATAAACAACTTTCTAGGATCTAAATACAGATCATCAATTGTATACGAAACCTGTCCTAGCGGGTTAATAGAAGTTCTGCTCACATCGTACAACGTTGAGGCATAAGTTGATGGGTCTAATAATGCGGCTGCGGCATTAATTGCAAACGGCCATGCACTGCTTCTTCTCCAAGATGTTTCAGCAGGGCCTTGATCACCAAACGACCATTTTACTTGTTTTTCTTGGTAAGAATTTTCTGTAACAATACCGGCAGGACTTATTAAATTTCCAGAACCATCTACAGGAATAATACTTAATAATCCCGGTCTTGCATACAACGGATTAATAACGCCGTTAATTTTTCCATCTGCAAGATCTTGCCATAGAGCAGTATTAGCAGAAGTGTATGGAGCAGTCCCATATAAATCTTCCCACCAGCTCGGTTGACTAAAAAATCCTAGCATTTCCCAAGGATGGGTATGTGGACGATCAGTGTCATAATAAAACTTAAATAGATTTCTCCAATGCCCGTTTACAAGACTGTTGTCAATTATTGAAGTAGCTCCGGTATAATTCCATGTCTTTGGATCTGCGTCATCGAACGAATCATTAGTAATTGCATCAATATTATAAATTCCTGCCCACTTTGAAAAGTCGCCAACAAGAATACTGTTTAAATCATCTATCAAATATTTAGATTGTCTAAATGCACCGGGCTGTGTAGCAACTATATCAAACAATTCTTTGTTATAAGAAACTTTTATATTATTAAAAATTCTTTTTTCTAATTCAAGAATTATGTCGTCTCTATAATCACCGTAGGCTTTTGAAATACTACCGTCGTGTCCTCTAATAGATAATACAGGGTCCCCTACATAAGAATCATCTTCAAATATTTCAGGAACGAACGAAGGATACAATCCTAATTTAGAAGGAGTTGGAGGAATATAACAACCAAGTGTATCAAGATATACTTCAATTTCAATAACGTCACCAATTGCTAACTCACTGGAGATTGAAACAGTTTCGTCAACGTAATCAAACGTATAATCATACCCTGCTACTAATTGATCTCCATTTAATCTTACAATAACAGAATTAAAACTTAATCGTGTCAAATCAAACTGAATACCAATAGGGTAAATTTTATTATTCACACTAGAAACAGTAAATGAACGAACTGTTTTATTTTCTCCGTAACCTAACATATCAGATCTTTGATATAATGCCTTAAGGTCCTTAGCTTTATTAATAAATTTTATTACAGAGTCAACTGCATCGCTAGGAGAAAGTTCTGCATCAGCATAAGAGATTGCATTTAAAAAGTTTAATTTAAACTGAGTATAATGAACACCTGCTTGCCTAATTGCATCAACTAAATTGTGTTCTTTTTTTCCTAAGAAAACTTGAGCAAAGGAAATAGGGTTAGCATTAACAACTAATCTTGTTCCATATCGGGCATAGTTGTCAAGATCTCTTAGATTAGAGCCGGTATATCCAGCAAGTTTATTAACCATTGTTGATAAGTGGTCACCAAGTTCGCCAAGAGTCAAACTAGGTACTGTTCCGTTAAGAGGATTATTTGTTAACCCAATAGGAGTTTCATAAAACCCATTTTGGTTAGGTGGGAGATCGGATAAAACTTTTATTAGAACAGCAGTATTTGCAGATATTAATTCACTAGATGTTACTGTAATTGTACTAGGAGTAATCGTTGTGGTAATAGAAATCTCAATTCCGTCTACAAATGCTCTTACGGATATAGGGTTAGTTCCGCTGTTATATGGTTTATCAAGACAAGACACTTCAAATTCATAAGTATCTTCTGTTGTTACATAAATCTCTAAAATAGGAATTTGGTAATCAACGGCTTCTGCCCAGACATTGACTAACGAGTCATTGATTTTTAAGAAAGTTATAGCTGTAGATCTATTTGTCGCAATCTTGTCAATAACAACGTTAATAGAATCTTCCATAAAATAGTTTTTAAACAGATAACTTCCTGTTCCTAATTGATTTTTATATTTTAATGGGAATCCCAAAATAGGATCATCAGAACCTGTTCCTACTTCATATCCAAAGACTTTATTTCCTGTAAAACTATTAAATTCAGAAATTTCTGTATAGCTAACACCGTCGTTAGTGAACAAATCAAATAATGGTGCTTGATTTAATTGATCGTGCTGTTGAGCATATTTCCAAGTGCGAGATGTTAGGTCATAATACCAACTGGTACTGTAGAAATCATTGCCAGAGACAACTCCAATAGAATCCATAGAACTAGGATCCGTATCATCGGGTTCTATTAGATGTAGTATAGGAACATCGCCCGATAGATCGAAGTCAACTTCATAAATTTTACCCCTGACTGAATCGTCTTCGTCTGCATTGAAAATGACTCGATTTCCTTGTTGTAAAAGAACTCCGTCAACATGATAGCCAATAGATCCGTCCACTGATCCCATTGCATTGGTTGTTACTGTATCAATAAGATCAACATTTCTAATACCAACTGCACCAAAGTTGTATAGTTGGAGTCCGGCCCTAAACTCAATAATAGGTCGTTTAGCTCTTTCAATAGTTTCTAATGCCGCAGGCTTTCCGGTCGCAATTATAGCAGACTGCTCAACAACTTCTTTGTGAAACCACCTATTGTATCGAGACCACGGATTTAAATCTTGGCTGGCACGATTAATAGTAATATAGTCGGGTGTTAGGGGTAATTTCTTATCGCTATCAAATGGATAATCATCAAACTCTGTACTATCAAATGTTTCATTATAAACAGTTGTTAACCTATCAACAGAACTTAATAAGGATAGGTCGACTAATTTAATAGATGAACCTACACCTTCAACAATGAATTCTTTTCTACGATATTCTACCTGAACAGTATTATCTAGGAATGCAATCCTCATTCCGTTACTCAAATCATACCCATTACTCATAGTGTACGATTCTTGGCCAATAATATCATTAACATCTAAATCTTCATCGTTAAGGATGATAACTTCTGGGCCGACAGGCATCCAATAGTAATTTGTAAAGTTTACTAACTTGTCCCAATCAATTAATGGATCATAAGAATAAAATTTAGAACGAAATAAGGTGTCAAGATTGCTTGTTTTACTTCCCTGAACTCCTAACTCGTTGACCAGGTCGTTATACGCAACAGCGCCAGTAACATTGCCTGCACTATCTCTAAAAATAAGAGCAGGTTCTAAACTGTAATTATTTCTTAATGAAGATGTTTCATCTAGATAAAAATCAGTAGTTGAATCAAAATTAGGTGTTATTTTCGAACCGACATAGGCGTTAATTCTTTCAACTTGAGGAGTTTGAATAAGTTGATCGATTGTGCTAGATAAAAATTTAGAATTCTTATCAGTTCTTAGATACTCTGGTAATAGATTAACTGATTTTTTAATATCCGCCATGTTAGGTTCCACTAGTTGTTGTTACAATTGCCGATGTTGATTTTAATTGAGATGCAGTTATGGCATCAATGATTTCTATATCGGCGATTTCGGCACCACTAATAAAGATTTCATTTGATTGACAAGCAACTTCATATAGACTTCCGAAACTTCCTACACTCTTAGGAGTGATAACAAAGTTAGTTATGTCAGGTGAAAGTTGGTTCATAACATAGGTAGAAAGTTCGCTAAAATAAAAACTCTGACCAAAATCCCAGTTCTGTAAAACAAAAAATTCATTAATTGCTGTTAGTATTCTTGTTTTTAAATCATTGTCTGTTGTAGGTCGATCAGGATTCTTCACAGCTTTAAATTTAGCTTGAAGATTTGTCGTTGCCTTGCTGCCAAATAATACTTTATATTTTACAGAATTAAAAATGATTTCATCACTAATTGCTTTGATAGGTTCTAAGTTACTAGAGTAATTCTGTTCTAAACTAAAGCTCGTTGGGGGGACTGGCTCCGAAGATATATTTCCGGCCAACCAACTTCTAACATCATTATCATAGCCTGTTGTTAAAATATAGATATCAATGATATTCGATTTGCTTGGGTCTATTCTTCTATTATTTCCGCTGTTATGAATATAATGAAAACTTAGACCAGATCTTCCCACCCTTGCAAAATACTGATCTGTATAAATTAATTGCTGTGTTATTTCATTCCAATACTTAACAACATTAATACTGGCATCATAGAAATAAAATAAATCACCATCATTAACTGTATTAGATAATTTGTAAGTAGAAAAGTCAGCTTCGTTTTCTAAAGAAACAATTCCAGTTGTCAATTCATATCTTAAACCGTCGCTTAACTTTTTAAAGAAAACAAAATTTTTCTTAAATCCATCAATTGGATCGAGATAATCAGGATTAACAATTGATTTAAAAGCGTCAGGATCTTCTATTTGACCTGTATTGTTAAAATCATAGAAGCTCACCTTTACTTTCTTAGGTTGAATATAACCGTCAGCTTCGACTATTGATCCGTCGACTTGCCAAGAATAATCTGTAACTAGATTTCCAGAGAAATTACTACCTTTAATCCATTTTCCTCTTATCTTGGTCCATACGTTATCAGATGACGCAGTTGTATTTAAATAATGGTCACCATTGTTTCCAGTTGAATTGCTCGGAACGCCGGCGCCAAATAACCATGTCGACATCGTAGTTGTCTTTGGTTTAGAATTTATAGACAGCACGTCAATCTTGTCTTTGATTACAGTATTAGTTGTAAAGTCATAATTTACAGATGTATCATCAACATGGAACGCTGTCTCTGCCTCACTTTCAAATACAAAATATAAATTTCTATAACGAACTTTATAATTTTTACCCGTCCATACAAACGCAACTACCCAACTAGAATCTAAACCAACATCCTCAACATTTCCTTGATTAGTTAATGAAAAGGAGTCGGTAAGATTTAAATTAGAATTTAAAATAATATCCCATGTTCTAGTATCTGATGAAATTGTCAATCCAAAATTTCTCTGATTCATGCAAAAATTTGCAATCTCTGTTTCGATAGAATAATTTAAACTATGAACATATTTAGGAACAACCTCGACCGGAATTGCATCCTGAGGAACTCGTGTTGCAAATATAATAGGTCCAGTTCCATCATCTAACGCACCTGCACCACCGTTGCCACCGTCACCAATTACCTGATATACCATTGCCCATAGGTAGTCTCGACCCGTACTAGGAATATTTCCAGAGGTAGGAACCGCAACAAGATTATTACCTTCATCAAAATAATAACCATCCGGTGGATCAAATTTAACAAGAGCACCGGGTTCTACATACCGTAAATTCTGTTCAGAATAAGGACCAACTTCTGTTACTCCTAGGCTATTGGTAAAATATCCTCTACTTTGGCCGGGAGTCTTATTAACTTCGTTCCATGTTAGATTGAGAGAATATAAATCAGGATTAGAAAATTTTTCAATATAAAACGATCTTAATCCGCTAGAAGAAATAATAGGTGCTAGAGAATTTTTAATAACTGCTAAAACCTGATTACGACTAGTAAATTCAAATTCAAAGTATTCTTCGATTTCTTCTTGATATAAAACACCGTCATTTGCAAATATGTTAGTCTTTCCATATCCGCCTGTGACATCGCTAATATCAAAATATTTGCTTAACCCGCTACTAGATCTGTTAACACTTTTAATTTTTAAAATATCTGGACCGGCTTTTAAAGGTGCAATATTATAATCCTCTCCAGTAATCATCCTATTCTGAGTATAGTAGAGTTGAGGAGCATTAGTCTGAATACTTGCGTTTGTTTCGGGACCAGAGCTATTATTAACTGTATATTGTAAACTTAATGTAAGTTGAAGTGTATTTGCCTGACCATCTGCATTTGTATAGGGAACCTGAATAACGATTCCGCTCATTTGTTCAGGTTTAATAATATATGTCTTGCCATTACTTTGTCTATAGAACAAACGGAACTGTCCTTTAGGAAGGTCGCCGAAAATTCCATCAGCAAAGTTTAAATCAATCTGATCATTTTCTCTCGGAGTAATTGCATATATTGTTCTAAGATTGTTGTTTAAACTATTATAGATAACATTATTACTACCGTTGTTAACTGACGGGACATCAGTCCACAATGTAGTGAAATTTCCATTCTTATCTAATTGCCATAACCAGACGTCTGTATCATTTATATCAGGCGTATTAATTCCAATAATTTCGTTAGGAACAGGATTATCAAGGCTGAACTGAACCATGCTAGTAGAACCTTGTTTGAACATGGCAAAGAATCCTGTTTCCGCACTTCCGGATCCTCGGTTATCATTCTTATATACCATAGTAAATGCACTAGCAGGAGCAGGAGCATTTTCATAGATATATGTCTTGCCGTTAAACGAACAAGGTGCAATTTCAAATCCCATGTTTACACCATTGATGTTCTTTGAAAATCCAAATAATGGAACATCGGCTGTATTACTGTTAAGGGCATATTGTTCGGTTAAAATTCCACCAACTGTATCTCTGTTCAATGGGTCTCCAAACGTAGAGGACATTGCAGAATTGATAATATTAATAAATTGCTGATACCAATTAGGATTCGTAGGATCATTCCATCCAATTGTGGTATTGGCTAAATTTACTCCGTTAGAATCAATGACACTTTCTGTTGTAGAAATTGCAGTAACTTTTAAAAAGCCGCTAGCAGGAGTGTTTCGTTTGGGCTTGTAGCTGATTAATTGTGCGAGACGTAGGATACTGTCGCGACGTTGTGCTGTCTCTAAAAAGTTTTCACGAGCATTTAAATCAATGCGGAAACTTAAATTTTGTCCTAGATATGCAATAAGGTCAATAAGGGCAACATATTCGCTACTATCAATAAAATCATTAAAATCTTCAGGATAATTTTCCTGAAGATAGGAAATCATAGTACGACGAAGAGTTTCAAAGTCGTAGCTCTTAAAGTCTGCATTGCGAAAGCTCTGGTAGATTTTTTTCCAGTCTTCGCCTACAAGTAATTGGGTATTGGTAGAAGGAATCATATATTTTTATCTAGATACCGTATTTATTGAAAAAATTAACTGCATATTTTATTGCAGTCTTAGACCAATCTTTTGATCAAACACCATTCTCATAGTAGCAGACTGGTCAGTGCCTTTCATTGCAAGGCCCAATTCAATTAGGTATCCTTGTTCATATTCATTTATTTGAATCATTGTAGGATAAACCCTAGGATCAAAGTTACAAATTTCTTGGATATCTTGGGTTAACGCATTTTTTATCTGAGGTGTTAATGGTTCCATTAACACATCCCATATAATGGTTCCAAATTTAGGATTCATTAACCGCTGACCTTTGCGGGTGTTGAAATGATTTAAAATATTTTGTTTTACAAGGTCAAAGTCGTAAAGTTTAGAACTTCTATTATCGGGATCAACCGTACTAAATCCCCTATAATAATGAGTCAAGGCATCTGTATGTTGACTATTATAATTGGATACATTAATTTCTAAGTTCTTGTATGGCATGATATATTTATTGTCCGCTAGAACCGGTCTTTATAGGGTTACCGCTACTGTCACTTACTATACCGCCAGTTCCAGAGCTTGCTAATTGACCTTTTAGTTGTCCTAAGAAACACTCGTAGTAGCCCTGTTTCTTGGTATGGATATCAGGTGTACACAGACCAACTGCTTTATATGCCGCATCAAAGTACCCGTTGCTGTTTGGATCGGCCTTACATCTATCTTTTAAGTACCAGACGCTAACTTCTGCCGCCACTGTGGGATCATTTAATAGTTTAGGATTATTAATAATGTCATGTCCTGATAACCTTGCATACTTTGTATAGTTTCCTCTACCAGTTAATTGAATATATCCTCTTCCAATAAAGTTTCCTCCATCTCCGGGCTGGGTGTTTCCGAGACCTTTACCTTTAGCCGTTGTATAACCATATAAGAATTCAGGTAAACTATTGTTAGGGTTACCGGCATACTGTTGAGCAAGCGTCTTATCTCCTTTAAACACGCTAGGAAATACTTGCAATAGTCTATCAGCAGAATAATTGAATCCTTCTTCAACTGTTTTCCAACCACTTTCGCCGCCAGCAATACCTAATAATGCTGCCATAGCATAAGGACTTGTAAAACCTAATTTCTGACAGGCTGCTTTAATTGCGGCAATGCCTGTCTGTGCGCTGGCGGCATTAATTGCTTTAGAATATTCTGGTGTGCAGGTTCCTGCTACAATTTCTTCTTGGTTTGCAGGTTGTTGTGTTCCTGCGGCAGGATTAGGTGGAACACCCCCTGCACTTCTATCAGCAAGAGTTACATCAGTTGCTTGAGCACTAAATTTTACAGGATCAACGTTTTCATGTTGTGGCCAAGGTTCGTGTGTAGGAACACGTTGCATAATTGTGCTAATTGTTCCCGTGTTGTAAAACTTACCATCGCTCCATCCCCAAGGTACTTGCTTATCAGGGAGTTTATATCTTGAAAGATGTACAGGAGTTGTTGCAACTGTTGCAACTTCTGGTGCCGCGGCTGAAGGCCCGTTTAAGTGAATGTTAGAACCGGAAGCTAATATGTTTCCATTAGCACCTAGGTTCATTGTGCCTGCGGTGCCAATATTGGCATTTCCTTCGCTAGCAAGATTTAGTGTACCGTCGGCGGCTAACTTCAAACTACCTGCTGTAATAATATCGTAAGACCCGCCTGCGGTAAACTTTGCTGCTCCACCAACTGTTTCGTGCTTTTCGCCAATAATAGCAATTTTTTGTTCACCGTCAACAAGCAAGAACTGGTAACCGCCGACATTGGTTTCCATGTTTTTCATAGCACGCATATGAATATTACGACCTGCCTCAATGTTTACATCTCGATCGGCACGGAAGTTAAAATCTTGTTCGCTGTGTATGCTTACGCTATCTGCGGCATAGATATCAATCTTGCCTGCGCTGGTCATTTCAATCCAGGCTGTACCTGCGCTGTTAGCAATATAGATAAGATCTTGACTGTTATGTAAAAGAATTTGATGTCCCGTTCTAGTACGTAGTCTTACTAATTCGTTTTGTCCGTTAATGTCACCGTCATCCATAACAAAGGTAGAACCGCCTAGACGACTAACTGGCGCTTGTGCATTACCTTCATACCCTAACTTGCCTCGTTTTGCGCCGGGGCTTGTGTCTAATGGACCAGGTGTACTGATACCAAACACACCGCTAGGAACTTCTCTGCGGGCGCCGCTAGAAGTAACTCCTCTAACGGTGTCTAATAATAATCCTTGTTGAACTAACCTATCTGCAAAGGGGTGAACAGGTTTAGCAAATCGTTCAACATTTGGATTTTCTAATTTTTTAGATGATTTATGAAATTCTGCAACAGGCAATAAATCTGTACCATACTTCCTTCGCTGTTCTTCTGTGACCGCAACTTGTTTGGTTGCGGCAATTCCAGGAATCATATGATTTTGAAATACATCAGGTAAACAACCAAACCAGAAACCCTGGTTTGGGTCGCCGTCAATAAACATAACCATAACTGTTGTTCCTATGTCTGGAGGAACTGCCCACCATCCATAGCTCTTTTGTACATCATTAAAATCGCTACTGTTTGTACCTTCATGGCGAATACTTGTATTTCCTGCAAAGGGACTTAGGTAACGAACAACATAGGTTTCGCCTTGTGCTTTTGTAGAACTAGGCATACCTTTTAACAATGCAACTTCTAAGCTACCCATATAGGTAGGGTCAAGATGGTTTGTTACTTCTGCAAGGAACGGGCCCGGAGAAGGAAGGGGTGCTCTTTGTCTTTTTTCAAATGCCATTTTTAAATACCTGAATTAAATTTGTTTACTAATTTGTCTAAGGGGCTTTGTCCCTGTGATACACTACCAAATTTAGCAGTAACAGATCCTAACATATTCTGATCAGGTACAGGTAACTTTCCTGTAACACTAGATAATTGTGACTGTACTGTTCCTAGTTTATCTTTCATTGATGATATATCAACTGAATTGAACTGGGATGTTAAACTAGTTAACGGTGTAGACTGGTACGACGGAACTTTTGATAAAGCAGATGATAAAATATCTGGCGGTATTGAATTTCCAGACAGTTCTTTTACACTGCTAACACCGTATAAATCTGCAAGGGCTTGTGGGCCTTTGGCTGCAACACTTTGCAGATAGGCCTGGTCAACTCCAACGGGGGGTGCAACGGAGTATGACGGTGTAGGTGGAAGATTTTTAATCTTACTAGGAGGTAGATAATCTAAAACAACTCCGTTGTTTGCTGCCTGGTTAAGATTAACACCCTCAGGAGTATTTGAATTAAAACTAGCAATTTGGTCCAATGACTTACTCTGAAACTTCATTCCTAGTCCAGATAACTTAGAAACATCTAACCCAACTTTAGCTCCTAAGGCTGTAGGATCTGCAGGCGTTCCTGTGAGAGAAGAAATTTTATCTCCAACTCCTTTAACAAACGACGAGACATCTTTTCCAAGACTGTTAACAATACCTAACGCAGAAGTGCCTAACTCTTTAGTTGTACCTACTACGTTGTTAACTGTATCAGACGCAATTTTAGTAGGATCAATGTTTCCACCAAATTTAATATTGTTAGCAGTTAAATCTGTAGATACTTTAGGTAATGCAAGTGTTGCTCCTTCACCGATACCCGAACCTTTATTGGGTTTATTCAACGCTTGTGCAAGAGAACCACCAACTATTGCGGCAGCTAATGCACCAACTGCTCGCTGTTTTGGAACATTACCTGTTAAGACATTTGCCGCAACTGCCACCAATGCCGCAGTTGATAATCCTGTTTGGTTAGCGGTTGCTAGGCCCGACGAGTTTAATCGTATGTTAGAAGAAACATCTGTAGGGAGGGGGCTTCCCACAACAGACGATGCCGATGCCAATGCGCCATTTTTAAATACTCTCCCCGGCGACTGCACTAATAATGTACTAGAATCTCCTCCTAGACCACCGGTGGCTGCTGTAAAATTACTCAATTCTCCAGGAAGACCTGGACTAGGCAATCCTCTGTCCAACTGTTCCATTGCAGTTGAAGAATCTAATCGTTGACTAGGACTCATAGAACGAGTAGTGTCAGGTACTACCCTATCGAGATTATCAGGTACTGTAATAATTCTATCATTGGGGTCGCTTGCCTGAATGTTTAAATCTAATATCTGTCCAGGCAATCTCATAATTTCAAGACGCTGTTTAAATACTCCGTCTTTAAATGCACTTGCGGCTTTGGTAACTCTATATACTCCGCTAAAGGGGACCAACTTAGCATCAAAGTCCATCATGCCTGTTTCTGGATTTATGTCGATAGGATTTCTAAAATTAATTCTTATAAGAATCTCGCCCCGAGTTCGATCGGCCTCACCATCTACTGTCTTGCCTGCACCGTCGGGCTTAGGATTGTAGTTTCCTACACCACCTGTAGCAAGGTAGAACGGATCTCCAAGAATTTCTATTTCACCTGTAAGCATACTACCTTTAGAATCAATAATGGCATTATGCATCTTCTTGGCTATCAATCCGTAAGAATCAGTTAAAGGTTGACCGGCTTGTCCGCCTTGTGTTTGAATCGGGGTAGTTTCTACTTTAACAGGAGCCGTCGGTACTTGCTGTTTTTCTACAGTATCAGAAGGAGTTGCAGTTTGCTTAGTGTCTACTCCGTTGCTTGGAGCGGCGCCGGTCTTGGCGCTAGGTGTGTCTTTATTTCCTAGTGCGGCTGGAATAGCTTCAAAGAATAATGTGTTAAAATTTAATTTAAAATTAACAACATCAACGTTCTGTCCTGTATAGATATAGTTGTATTCTCTATTACATAGTTTTGTTAATTTTTTATCGTCAATTTGTTCTTGACCATAGGTAGGAATTCTAGTGTAATGCACTTTATACGGAGTAACAACATAGGTAAACATTTGAAATGGTTTCTTCGTTGTTTCGTCCATTACATCAAGATTTTCTACTTCGATTTTAACCATGAAGTATTCAATCATACCAAATTCGTCCATGTTCTTTTTAACATCTTTTAAAATGTTTCGAACATATTCACTATCTCGGATAACTGACGAAATTGCTTCATGCAGGTTCATATTTTCAGCAAACTGAACAACGGTCTTCCCAGGAGTATATTTTATTGCTTCTGGCTCTTTTGCTTGTTTGTCGGGAGTAGGTTGTTGTTTTCCATCAACCTTATAAGCATTGGCTTTTTCTGTTGTTGCGGGATCGGCCATTCCATATAAAGCATTATCTTTTAGAATTTCAACTAGCTTACTAGAGGCAATTTTATTATCGGGGCTATCCTTCCATCCTTCTTTTTCGTCGAATGTTGGAAATTTAATAAGATATATGTTATGCTTATTTGCTAGGTCTTTGGTCTTTCCACCTTCATCTGATTTAGCAACTTGTTCATTGACCTTAACTACAAGGTCAGTTAAAATTTCGCCGACTGTCGAGCCCGTCATTTTAATTGGCTTCTTAATCACGTTAGGTTCGCCAAATGCTCGTTCATTATGAGGGACTGCTGAACATCTATATCTTGTTCCTCGCTCAGTTACATCGACTTCGATACCAGTTAATCCGATAGGAAAATATCTTGTAGATTTAGGAATAATTTCAGGGTCAGTAAATTGAGAAATATCGCTATCTGGGTATCCCCAGAATTCCATTTTTAAAACAAAGCTAGCTTCTATATAGGACGAATATCCGGCAGCAACCGCGGCAAAGTGAAGGGCTTCGATAAATCCGTTAACGCTGTAAGGTTCTATAACTTCAAATTTAATCTGAGTAGGCAGTGTAGAACCAGATTCTTGTGTAAATGCCATCAACGAATCAATCTCTATGCTATCAATAAACATATCAAAGCGGCCGGGGCTCTGTGTGTTGAACCCGCCCATTAATTCATCTCCGACATTCCTTAATGGAACATTCTTTTCTTCTGGTGTTAAATCTAGTCGTCTTGGGTCTCTGGCGGCATAATCACTGCCGCCTCGGCCACCGCCTTGACTAACAGTACCGGGTGCCGAGTCACCTGCTTTAAAACTATTTGTTACTTTAAGAGCAGAAGTGCCCTTTCCTCCTGATTTTAAAATAACTAAATCTAATTCACTTTCTCGATATTTCTTAGGATCAGATAGATAACCTTTTTGTAAACCTGCAAGAGTAAAGTTATAGGTCACGGACCTATAAGGATTCAATACATTAGCTTCTCCTGATGTCTTAACTTTTAATCCTGTATCTGAATCTGACTTAGTCTGGTTCACATCAGTTTTTGATTCAGGCGAGGGAGTTTTTCTTTCGACTCCCTCAGGTAATTCGTCATCATAAGGACCGGCATAATCACCCATTGCAGTATATGCTGGCATATTATATTCCTAATACTCGTTGAATTGTAGATGCCTTGGGCAAATAAATCTTTATACCTGCAACAAGATCAAATACAGGATCCTTTATGACAGATTTATTTCGAACTGCAAACACCCACCATAACTTTGAATCACTGTAAAGATCATATGCTAACAGATCTGGACGATGTTCATATGTAGCAGTAACTTCAAATAATATGTCATCACGCTCTCTTGGAATGTCTCTAAAATTAATAACATCGAGATAATTGTTAACTACCTCTGTATTATAATAAGGACTTGTTTTATTGTAGGTTACCATTAGATAAATCCTTGTTTTTTATACCATTGATTATCATTCATATATCCAGTAACAGAAAACCGCTGCATTTCAGATCTGCTATACATTGGAATACAAGTGATTGCAATTGTTGATATTGTAGGAACAGAAGTAGTGCCGTATGCGCTATTTCCTCCTAATGTAAAATAATCTACACTATCAGGAAGTTCTATTCTATAACTAGATATTGCTACAGGAACATTATGTAACATCATCTCACCGTGTGCAAATAGTCTACAAACAGGTGGTGGTGCACCGCTGTCAGGATCACTAAATGTTGCGCCTCGGCCTGCGCCAGATTGATTCCCACCAGAACGCATTCTTGTTAGAGCTTTCAATAAATGGGTTGTTGAAATATACATATCAGCATCGTCTGCCGATTCAACAGAAAATTTACCGCTAATTGAAATATTTCCAACACTACTCTTTTGATAAAAGTTAATAGGAAAATTTGAATGAAGCGGCTGCATACTCGAATAGTCGGCTTTTAATTCATAACTAATAGATGGTGTATATGGAAATAAAATTCCTCCATTTTTTGCTACAGCATCATTAGGGCCTAACACAAGAGAAGTAATATACTTAGGAGGAACTAAAATCCGAACACGCATATCTTCCATACTGGAATTTCCGTTGATGTCTACAAAGTTTACATCCGGGCGTTGAACTGGGGCAGGTTCGGCACCGGGGGGTACTCCCGGAATCAATCTTTCGCCTAGTTCTGGCGTTAGATCAACTCGTCTAGGATCAATGCTGGCGAATTGCGAACTACTCTGGCCCTGCCCTGCATCAGAATTTCCACTTCTTACAACATTACTCGGTGCCGCATACTTTTCAGCGGTAGCTGTTTCAGTCGCAGACGGGTTCGTTGCATTAATAACATTTCCCAATTCGTCGTAATTAATAGGCATTCATTTTTCCTCGTATAGTATATTTACCCAATAAATAAAACACTCTTATAACCGTTGACATTAATACTTTTTACTGCTACAATGTCACAAAGGAATAATAATAACAATATGACCACAAGTCTAAATCCCACTGGAAAGAAGGTAAAATACCTAAACAATAGAGATCTACTAGCAGAAATACATAAAAGTAAAAGTTCATTTTCGAGTTTTACCAAACCCGAATATAGCCAACACGATATCATATTACCGAATTTAGAAAAAATTAATATTCGAACTATCGCAGACGCTAAGAGAGCTAAAGCTAAAAGAATCGGTATCGCTGCATTTACTGCCGCAAGGGCAAGCGGAGACAAGAAGATCAAATTATCAGAGTGTACTCCGGACTACACTACAATTAAAAAAACAGATGTTGTTTTTAGAATAATGACCTTTGAGCATATTCCATTAGCGCCCGGGCGAAAGAAAACAACAAAGACAACCGCAGACAGTCATGAAAAAATCAATTTTCCCCCATACCAGCATTGGAAGTTCGATGAAAATGACGAATTGGTATGCGTAGGCAAGAGCCACTGGAAGGGCGGTGTCGAAAAAGGCAAGTTTAGTAAGGACCACGGACGCATTACTGAAAACTTAGGTAAAATGTTTATCAAATTAAGCGAACGGTATGCACAACGTAGCAACTGGCGTGGTTATACTTATGTCGAAGAAATGCGAGGGCAGGCTATTCTACAGCTAAGTCAAATTGGTTTACAGTTTGATGAAAGTAAATCTGAAAATCCGTTTGCTTACTATACTGCCGCAGTTACCAACTCATTTACTCGTGTTCTAAATATCGAAAAGAAAAATCAAAATATTCGAGATGACATGTTAGAACAAAATGGGTTGACTCCAAGTTTGACAAGACAAAACCAACAAGAATACGCCGAAGAGACTGCAAGACAGGCAGAACTATATAAGAACTTCAGGATGCCAAAGAGTGAAGAAGACGATATAGAAGAAACTGAAGAAACTGACGTTTGACTTTGTTTATTAAAAAGTTTAAACTGTCAGTAGGAGAATAATAATATGAACCTTTTTAAAAAGGTAGCTTGTTTTACTGACATACACTTTGGACTCAAATCAAATAGTGGTGCTCATTTAAGAGATTGTGAAGAATTTGTTGATTGGTTTATCGAAACTGCCAAAAAGGAAGGTTGTGAAACAGCAATCTTCTTAGGAGACTGGAGCCATAATCGCAACAGTCTTAATTTAATTACATTAGATACTAGCCTACGCTGTCTTGAAAAACTAGGAGCTGCCTTTGAGCAGTTCTTCTGGTTCCCAGGTAACCACGATTTATTCTACAAGGACAAGCGAGACATCCATAGTAGTGCGTTCGGGCGCCATATTCCTGGCGTGACTGTCGTAGACTCTGTCACCACCCTAGGCGATGTTACCCTTGTACCGTGGCTAGTAGGTGATGAGTGGAAAGATATTAGCAAAACTAAAAGCAAATATATGTTCGGGCACTTTGAATTGCCCTTGTTCATGATGAACGCAATGGTACAAATGCCCGACAATGGGGAACTACAGGCCACACACTTTGTACACCAGGACTATGTATTCAGCGGACACTTCCATAAACGCCAACAGCGAGATAAGATTGTCTACATGGGTAATGCGTTCCCGCACAATTATGCAGATGCATGGGACGATGCTCGGGGTATGATGGTTATGGATTGGGGTGGGGAGCCTCAATTTATTGATTGGCCCAACTGCCCTAAGTATAGAGTTATTAAACTCAGTGACTTAATCGACAAAGAAGCAGAGGTTATGAAGAGCAAAATGCACTTCAAAGTACACCTTGACATCGATATTAGTTTCGAAGAAGCAAACTTTATCAAAGAAACCTTTGCACAAAATCACGATATTCGAGAAATTAGCCTTATTCAAGACAAGACTAACTTAGACGGTGTTGTAGATGACACTGCCGAAACATCATTTGAGAGTGTTGATCAAATTGTAACCGAACAATTAGTTAATATTGACTCTGAACAATTTGATAAGACCATGTTGCTGGAAATTTACACCAATTTATGAATTTTAAAATAAAGACACTTACAGTAAAAAACTTTCTAAGCGTTGGAAACCAGACCCAAGCTGTAGACTTTGACAAAGAGCATCTAACGTTAGTATTGGGGTCTAACCTTGATCTCGGGGGAGATGATACAGGGTCTCGCAATGGTACTGGTAAAACTACAATGATCAACGCATTGTCCTATGCATTGTACGGACAGGCCTTAACAAATATCCGCAAAGAAAACCTTATCAATAAGATTAACGGTAAGGGTATGTTAGTTACTGTTGAGTTTGAAAAGGCTGGTGTAAAATATCGCATCGAGCGAGGTCGCAAACCTAACGTTCTTAAATTGTTTGTCAATGATAACCAGGTAAAGTCTGAAGATAAAGAAGACGATAGCCAGGGTGACAGTAGAGAAACGCAAAAAGCAATTGAGCAAATGCTAGAAATGTCGCATACGATGTTTAAGCACCTACTAGCGTTGAACACTTATACAGAACCTTTCTTGTCAATGAAGGCAAATGACCAGCGAGAAGTTATTGAGCAACTGTTAGGTATTACTCAATTAAGCGAAAAAGCAGAATTGCTCAAGGCGGCAATTAAAGAAAGTAAAGATTTTATACAGGCAGAAACTATACGAATTGATGCTGTAAAGGCTGCAAATGAAAATATTCAGAAAAGCATAGACAGTTTAAAATTAAAAAGTTCTGCATGGGAAAATAAACACCAACAAGAATTAGAAAACTTAGGAAGAGCAATCGTTAACTTAGAATCAGTTAACATTGATGCAGAACTTGCCGACCACGTGGCATTAAAAGCATGGGAAGAACTTGATACTAAAATTCGTAACCTTAATAAACAGAAGGCTACATTAGAAAGTGCCGTAGTTCAGGCACAAAAAACACGAGACAAATATGCTCGCGAGGTTGAATCTTTAGAAAATAAAACATGCCCTGCTTGTGAACAAGAGCTTCATGATCACAAGCACGAAGAAATGACTGCAACTGCTAATAAGCATCTTGCAGAAGCACAAACTTACTTTGATAAAGTATCTAGTGATTTAGAAAAAATCTTATCTGAAATAGGTGACGGTAATATACCTGCTCGTCCTAAAACGTATTATGACACTGAGGCAGAAGCATTGGGTCATAAAAACAATCTTGATAATTTAGAACGGTCACTAATTTCAAAAGCCGAAGAAAAAAATCCATACGATGAACAAATTGAAGATTTAAACAACACAGCTATTCAAGAAATTAGTTGGGATAAAATTAACGAATTAACAAAATTAAAAGATCACCAAGAATTCTTGTTAAAGTTATTAACAAATAAAGACAGTTTTATTCGCAAAAAGATTATTGACCAAAATTTAACCTATCTAAACAAGCGGTTGACCTACTATATCGACAAGCTAGGACTTCCGCACAAGGTTATATTCCAAAATGACCTAACAGTTGAAATTACACAATTAGGCCAGGAGTTAGACTTTGATAATTTAAGCAGGGGAGAACGCAATAGATTAATTCTAAGCATGAGCTTTGCGTTCCGAGATGTGTGGGAAGGACTATATCAAAGTACTAATTTATTGTTTATTGATGAGCTTGTAGATGCCGGCATGGATAGTGCAGGCGTAGAAGCAGCCCTAGCGGTCCTAAAAAAGATGGCCAGGGAGAGGAATAAGAATATATACTTAATATCACACAAGGATGAGCTTGTTGGTAGGGTAAACAACGTACTAAGGGTTATAAAAGAGAATGGTTTTACCAGTTACTCAAACGATGTTGACTACGTCGAATGAAGAGATAAACAAGTATAAAGAACTTTATTCGCAATTAGTCAACGAGTTTGCAGAGTTGCATAACGCACACCTTGTCTTTTTAAAGTTTCAAGGACGAGAACCGGGCTATGCAACAAGGAAAAGACTTAGAGCTATTATAGATCTAGCCTCAGAATTAAGGAGGCAGGGTGTAAAGGTCTGCAAAGAAAGTGTAAGAAACAATAGAATAGAACAGCTTAGACGTAGAGCAGAATTAAAAAATAAACCTAAGAAGAAATTAGGAAGACCAAAGAAGGAAATATAAAATGGAAAATACAACAGCACAAATGCAATCACTATTCAGCGATTTTTTAAAAGAAAATGAAAAATTTGATGGTGGTAATAGTGCGGCAGGAACTCGTGCTCGTAAAGCATTAGCCGAATTATCAAAGGCAATTAAGTCTCGTCGTAATGAAATTACCGAAGAGAAAAACGCCCGCAAGGAAGCTAAGGCAGCAAAGTAATTGACTTGGACTTATCAAGGACAAGTTGTAAATGAATTACCCGAAGACTGTGTTGGGTTTGTATATATCATAACCAACACACTCTCAGGGCGGAAATATATTGGCAAAAAATTAGCAAAATTTAGTAAAACGACCTACAAGACTGTAAAGTTAAAGAACGGCACAAAAAAGAAAAAGAAAATTAGAAGTAAGATTAACAGCGATTGGCAGGAATACTACGGGTCCAGTCCTAACTTAACAGCAGACATAGACAAATTAGGCAAACAAAACTTCTCTCGCGAAATATTATACTACTGTAAATCTAAAGCAGAAACATCTTACATTGAGGCCCGTGAACAATTCGACCGCAAGGTATTAGAATCAGATGATTATTATAACGGACATATACAGGTCCGTGTACATGGCTCACATATTAAAAAAATTTAAGGCACTTTTCAGCGGTTAACAGCAAGCGTCAGCTAATTTCAGACGCCCTAAACCTGGACCTCGGGTCGCAGGGACGGAAATCTCTCGCCGCTAAGAGTACTCAACCACTACCCGAAAGGATGAAGATCGCTAATAAGACCTGCGATTTGGTTGTTTGAAGAGGAATGAATAGGCAAAAAGAAGGGTAATTCCCTAACGGATATACGAATGATAGCGTATTTGTATACTCCTGCCGTTGTATAAAGACTGAGCTCGTGGTACCGGACAACCGCCACTGTAATGCTTTAACGCTATGTGACTGCGCCACTCAGATGATGCAGATCTTTGCCCTGTGCGGGCAAAGTGTGACCACTTTATCTAGATGATATTTAAATCGCTTCGCTTAACATTGCTTCGAAGCGTTAGCTGAAGAAGCAAACGAACGCAGTTCGTTTATAAATAATTGATCAATTAACGGACTAACCCCATGGATCTAAATTCCTTACTTAAAAAACTAGATGAAATAGATAACTCTGACCGAAGAAGTATTTTCGAAAGTATTGGACAAGGTGATACCTACTTCCAAACATGGGAAAAAGAAATACACCCTGTTCTATGTGAAGTAGCAATAGATCCAACACAGATTCAACAATTATTCAAGAGTATAGAGCAAGGTGCCGGAAGGAGTGCGTTAGGGAAGGGAATGGATGCCGTTAAAGGTGCGGCAAATAAAATAAGCGATGTATGGTTTAATAAATTTGGCGGAATGTTACAGAGTAGCGGTCCTGTTCAAGCATTTGATCAGAAGTGGGAAGAAATTAAAAGTAGTGTTGCAGCCAAGCATCCCGATTTAGCCAAAGCTCTATCAAAGTATAAAGAATTTGCAGATAAGAATCCTAAAACACAAAAATTCTTATTAGGTATTGCGGCATCAGCAGCCGCAGCAGCCGGAGTAGCACTTGCAGGAGGAGTTGCCGCAGGAGCACTGGCAGTAGGCACAGGCGCCGGTGTTGCAACTGGTATTATTAACATTGCTGACCGTTTATTAAAGAACGAAAAACTATCTACCGCTGTTGGCCGTGGCGCTACAGCAGGTTTAGTTGCAGGAATCACCGCAGGTGCTATGGCTAAGATAGGTGAATGGGCAGCTGGTCTTCGAGCTAATTCGGTTCCGATTGGTGACACAGGACTCGAAAAAATTACCTACAAAGCAACTAAAAGAATTGCCATGGGCGGTACAGAATGGGACCAAATGACTCAAGGGTTCAATGTCACTGTTGATCACGATACTGCGGCTTCAATTAGAGAAGCAATAACACAGATACAACAAGGTGATACTTCTGCATTTGACACACTTAAAGATATTGGACGACTAATTCATTCAGCTGATTACAAGAGTCAGATGCAGGCAGCTGGTGCGGCAGCAAGAGATATAGCACTTTCAAATGACAGTCTAATGCAGTGGATCAAAGGGCTAACACAGGCAGCAACAGCAATGAGTGGTGCTGCCGGAACGGCAGCAGCGGGCGGGCAACCAGCACCTAAGGCAGCTCCTGTATCCGAAAGTCAATTAAATGAATTATTTGGCATAACAGGCAATAAGGTAGATGCAAGTAAGTTGCAAAAAGCATGGGAAAAAGCAGGAAGCCCAACCGACAGTGATGCGATTGCAAAGATTTTACAAGGTGCCGGCGTAGATCCAGCAGTTATTTCAAAATCTTTCACAGACATGGGACTACCAGAACCGGCCGGCAAGGTAGAACCTACATTAGATCCTGCAGATACTTCAAAGACTGGTGCTGTGGTAAATATTAAAGATATGCTAGCTCAGATTCAAAAATTAGATCCGGCTGCACAAAAAGAAATTCTTACTCTATTAAAAGCGTAACAGGAAATACACATGAAGATTAATGAACTTATTATTGTTGAAAGTCAAAACCAGTTAGATGAGATTAGTCTTGCAGGTGTAGGAAAAGCAATAGCAAAAGGAGCCAATGTTGCAGGCAAAGCAGTTGGCGGTGTGGCTCGTGGCGCTGTTGATACTGTAAGAAATTTCGGACAAGGTGTAAAACAAGGATGGGATGCTACTAAAGCTACTATGGCAGGAGACGACACCGCCGATGGTAGCCAACCAGCACCACAAGGAAGTCCAGCACCAGCACCACAAGGAAGTCCAGCACCAGCACCACAAGGAAGTCCAGCACCAGCACCTGAGCCAGCAAGTGGAGCAGATCTAGAGCAATTAAAAGCATCGATTGGAAAATTAAATCCAGACCAGAAAAAAGAACTAGCAGGTGAATTAGAAAAATCAATTAATACTCCCCCTGCTGAACCAGCTGCTCCAGAAGACGAAAAGCCAGCATATGATCCTCAGACGGGAGTTGCTAATGCGGCAATGGCAGCAAAAAACAGAGCTGCTGGCAAAGAGAAAGCACCATACGGATTCAATCCACAAACAGGAGAACCAAATCCTCCACCTGCAGATGCAACAGCAACCACTCCACCTGCAGATGCAACAGCAACCACTCCACCTGCAGAACCTGCTACAAAAACACGCACTGGGGGGAAAGTTGCAGGTCAATTAAGTCAAACGCCTAATGCTATTCGTAAACGTGAAGCAAGAGCGGCTAAGGCACAACAAGCGGCAGCAGGCTCAGGTGCATTTAATCAGATGGCAAATCAATTAGCACCTAATACACCACCAGAAGAAGATGACAATCCAAATCTTGTTCGAGGCTACAACGAAAATAAGATAGTAGGATTTAGAAGTAAGTTCTTAGAAATGACAATTTAAAAGAACGGTAGTCCCGATTCTTTAGTCATTTTAAGATTGTCTTCGACTATTTGGCCAATAGTTTCTCGGTCTTCGGGTGTTAATAAAAACGACTCAGATAAAGTCATGCCGCCGCGCATGTACCAGCACAGTGTCATTAAGTCTTTTCTTAAGGCCTTTGTATCTCTTTCGTACTCTTTAACAACTTTGTCAATGCCATCGTTGTTGAGGTACAAAAGCCTTATGCGAAAAAAGTTGCAGGATCAAATACCATTGGAACTTCTACAGTTTCGCCTTGATATCCTTTAGCTTTCATTTCTTCTGTTACAGGTACCTGAATTGGTTTGATTGTGTTATTTTCTCTAAGTCTATCTAGGTGCTCTTGTATTGTATTGAACATATCTTTATCTATATTTTCAATAAACTCTTTAATAAATCTAGGATTATCTGTGCTACCTTCAGTAGAATCAATTCTTGTAATGCTTGTTTGAACTACACCTAATGTAATATCAGTTAGTTTATTAAAACTTTCTCTAAATAGTTTTAATTTTTCATCTTCACTGATAGATTCGTTATTAACAACTTGCATAATCTTCTGGGTTTCAAATGTTTTTAATGCACTTTCACTGATTTGTTTGTAAGTCATTGGTTTAACAAATACAGTAAGGTCTGGACCTATAGAAACCGCTGGATCCCATATTACTTTAGAATATAATTCATCCATAACTGTTCGAAGATCTATAGTATATTCTAGTTCAATATCATCACCGAATGTAATAGGAGTAGTCATCTTCTCACCATAGGTTGCCATACGAATAGCAATAAGGACAACATCCAAATCAATATTTGGCATTTGCCAAGCATTTTTAATGTTAGGAACACAGTGTTGGATTACATCAACTACAGCTTGTCCACTCATTACAGCATCCGGGACCTTGAGCATAAGTTCATCTTTGGCAGTCATAGAATAAACTGGATATTCACCTGTTTCAGAAACTGCTAAACTTCCAGCCGGCCAATATTCTCCGTTACTAGGTAACTTGATATAGATCTTCGGTTGCCTCATAAAAGAGGCTAATGGGTTTTGTGTTTGTGGTACTGGTTGAAGCATGATAAAGTCTCCGATAAATAAACTATGCGTAATAATGTCTATTATTTATATACGCATTTAACCACGAAAATACAATGGCAGACGTCACCGGATCAATAGGCAACGAAGTAGTAGAACTCAATAACGCGGCAACTGAAGCAACGTTAAAACAATTACTTGCGGCAGTAAAGGCGCAAGGAGGCATGGGCGCCGCTTCAAAAACTGCTGGTACTGCGGCAGCTGCCGGAGTAGATCCTGCTACAGTTAAAGCAGCCAATGAAAAACAAAAACAATTAACTGATGAGATTGCAAAGACCAAAGCAAACTTGTCTGCCCTTGCATCCGGAATAGTTCAATTAACTGGAACACTAATTAAAGGAACTTCTAACTCTAGCGACTTATTTGCGGCATTTGAAAAATTACCAGGTGCTGCCGGTATGGTAATGGGTGTGTTTAGAAAGGTTGCTCAATTTCAAGAAGAGAACCTAGCGGCATACCAAAAGATTACTGATGCTGGTGTAAGTTTCGGCGGTAGTCTAACGGACATGAGAATGGCTGCGGCAAACACATACATGACGTTAGATCAATTTGTCGGAATGATGAAACGCCACAGCGAATCCTTTGCAAAGATGGGAGGAACAGCAGAACAAGGTGCAAGATCATTTACTATGTTAAGTAATTCACTGTTAAAAAGTGAAGCAGGAGATAATTTAAGAGCACTAGGTTATACATCCGAGCAGGTAAATGAAGGTCTAGCAAATTATCTTTCAAACACTGGCGCAAGAACAAAACAAGAAATGCAAAATACTGCCGCAATTACAAAAGGTGCATCAGAATATCTAACACAATTAGATGCACTTGCGGCTATCACAGGTAAAAGCAGAGAAGAACAAGAAAAAGCATTAAAACAAGCCAACGCCAATGCCGCATATGAGCAAATGAAAATGGGCATGACCGAAGAGCAACGTGCTGCCTATGATAAAGGCCTTGCTGAAATGAGTGCTAAATTCGGCAAAGCAGGAGAAGACTTATTTAAATCACAAGCAATGGGATTGCCCCCAATGACTGAAGCAGCACAAAAGTTGCAAGCATTAAGTCCAGAAGTTGCTAAAGCAAGTCAAGGTATGGCAGATGTAGGTAAGCGGGGAGGTAAGGCTGCTGAAACAATGCGGTATTCGGCAGAAGCAACTGAAGGTGCTGTACAAGCATCTAAGAGATTTTCAGGTGTAGCTGGTGCATTAAGTTTTTCAAGCGA